GGCCCATGGCCTCGATTGGTCTGCAAGACAGTGCCTGCCACTGTCTAGTTGTAACGCTGGCCAGCGTGCTTCGCGAAAGCCTCAAAAGCATAGCATGAGCGTTTCCTCATACGTCATATTCCTTGCACTCTTGGCTGTCGGGGTGGGCGCGGCAGTAATCGTCAAACGTGCCTTCCTCATCGAGACATTGCTCTAGGGCTTCAATTTGGCTAAGGCGCTTGGCATAATCCTTGAGCTTAGGCAGCAACACGGGAATATAAAGGTGTTCGGCTGCTAGAAGCTGCAGGGAAGTTTGCTTACTAGTGGTGCCATTTTCAAGGAGCGCAATCAAAAACTGCGTTTCTTGCATAGTTAATTTGCAATAAGCCACGCCAATAAAGAACTATTGTTTGAAAATCATACTAGGAGATTAAGCTTTCGATCCATCCAATGTCATCATCTTTAGAAGCGGCCAAGATTGCACCAGCCATTGCAAACGCCAAGTCGTCAATACCAGTGGCTTTACCGCCAGTAACAGTCCATTGTCCACTGGGCTTGTAGGTGACAGTAAGGTTTTTAATTTGCATGACGGCCTTTTCGTGACGGTATAAATTAATCTGCCCTGCATTGAACAGTTCTCGCATCTTGCTGAAAGCTTTCATCTTGGAGCTAACAGTCCAAGTGAGTTCAGTGATGGGCAGATCGCCAGCCAGGGTTTGAATGGTGCCAGCACTATTGAACTGGTCCATCACAATCGTGTCGAAAACATACAGGCGATGCTGTTCTTTTATCCAATCTTCCACTGCATTGATATTGACTTCCATCCTCCCATTGATTTCAAAATCAGCAGCAAAGGAATGGAATTTATCAACGACTAACGTGCCGTTTTCAAAATGAACAATACAAGCAGTGTAATCATCACGGCCAACCCCGCCTCGGGCAGGGTCCAAGGCCAAGACATAAGCACCTTGGAATTGGGCTCTGGGTGGTAGAGCCGCTCGACGGTCATCAATACAGGCGTCAACAACATCGCTGGCAACAAGAGCGGAAAGATTACTGGCGAATTGAGCGCCATATTCCACTTTAAATTTTTCAGGGTCGCGCTGTCTCTCTGTGTCAAGAAACTCTTGCGAAATGCGAGGGTTCATCTCCCACGTTGGGAGGTTTACGGCCTGCATGAAAGGGAAGCGGCCAGATGCTGCTTCTTTGAAATGCTGGTAGAAGATGCCGTCAGTCAGCCAGGGGGAGGACAGCTCTAGGATGCGCCCATGACCGCCAAACTGAGCGATAGAAGGAGAAAGAGCGTCATAAATGCCACGTCCGCCGGAGTTAGCATCGCCTTCTGTGGCGAATGCAAGTTCATCAAAAACAGCACCGGCGCAAGCGAGACCACGAGCAGCACGCCCGGAAGTTGGTATAGCTTTAAAAACGCAGTTGTTACTAATTTCAATGATGTCGGCAGTTTCACGAACAATCTCCTGAGCGAAGGGACTTTCGATGATGAGCTGCCGGATGTTGTTTAGAGCAATACGAGCCTGATCTTGACTGTTGGCAACAGTAACAACGTACCAGCGTTCTCCCTTTCTTACTTTACGACGATATTGTTCCTCTAGGACGAAACACATGTAGATGCAGGCAATCGCTGCCATGAGCGTCTTGCCTGAGCGTCGTCCGAGAGCCCACACTGCATGCGACTTGCCAGGCTGAAAGAATTCGTCAAGAATTTCAGCTTGTTTAGGAAACAGCTCTAAGTGAAGAGCATGTTTGGCGAAGTCGGAACAGCGAAGCATTACAACAAAGTAGAAAGAGGCTGTAGATGATGCTTAGGAACGAAGAAGGCTGGACGGCCCTTAACGTGCTCTCTTTTCCATTGATCCTTCATGGCATCTTCACTTTTTATCCAACCATGGACAAAAGTTTGACGATTTTCAATGGTCACGAGAACAAATATCTTTCCTGGCTTTTCGTCTAATTGCACCACTAAATCATAGTAGTGGCGAGCACGAGTTTTAACGTCAATATTGGGAGGCAAATCTGCGGAGCCTCGTTTGGCCATGGTTTCCTGGTAGAGGAAGTGTTCCATGTCGAGGAGGGCGGCGACAGCCATCTCGCCAGCGGCACCGAGGAGGTGGAGGCGAAGGGCTTCGTTTCCTGAAGCGGGGCCATTGTTTCTGCCCTTGAGGCCGAGGGCGGAATTGACGGCTTGACGGCGATGGGCTTCAACGTAAACGGCTTTGCGCTGTTCGTCGCTGAAGGCAAATTGCAGAGGGCTAGCCATACTGGCCATAACAACCGAGCCAATGTAGCCAGCTTTTAGAATGAAAGCAATACATGATGGCCTTAAGGGAATCCATGGATAACGAAGCAGTGGACTTGGGGCACGTAGGGGCTGGCGGCATTCGTGCTGATGGCCTGCAAAACGTGCTCATCGGCATGGGCACTGGTCGCGATAAGGGGCAATATACGAAAACCACGGCTACAATTTTTCTAACGCAAGAAGAGCTGGAAAACCTTTATGGTGAATGGCTTCCTCGTCGCATTGTTGACATTTATGCTGACCAAGCCACTCGGAAAGGCTTCAAGGTATTGTTTGGCGGAGACGGCGTTAGAGCCGAAGAAGTGCAAGGGATTGAGCAAGTAATTGAAGACCTCTACATCCTTGAATTCCTCAACCTCGCTGCACGAAACTCCCGTTTATACGGAGGCGCTTGTCTACTTCTGTTTATTGATGACGGTCGTCCCGCTTATATGCCTGTCGATAGAAGGAACATTCGTCGTGTTGAGGAAATTGAATGTTTGGACCGATGGCAAATTGCCCCAGTCATCACTGAAGAAAACCTCTACGACTATTCAAAAGCCACTTATTATCAGATCATCTCTGGAGATTTAATTAACGAACCCACCTTGTCCTACATCCATAAGGACAGGATTTTGCGGTTTGACGGGGACTGGCTGCCTTATCGCGTGAGGCAGCGGAATTATGGCTGGGGCATGAGCAGCCTTCAAACTGTTTATGACAGCTTCCGCCACTATTGGACTGGCCTGAATTCAGCGGCCACGTTGCTCACTGAATTTGATATTTTTGTGCATAAAGTGAAGGGGCTTGCGGCGATGCTGGCAGCCGGAAAGGAAGGAGCTGTCAGAGATAGGCTGCAAGTGAATGATATGAGCAAGAGCATTTATCGCGGCTATGCGATTGATGCGGAGAAGGAGGAGCTTGAATTTATTAGTCGTAATTTTGGCGGCATTGGAGAAGTGCTGGAAAAGCTGCGCGTGGATATTATTGGCGCCAGCAAAATTCCTCACACAGTTTTATTTGGTGAGAGTCCAAGCGGCCTTGGCTCTACTGGCCGCAGTGAAGAGCGTGATTTTGCCAAGACACTGGCCGACTATCAGAGCGTTCATTTCAAGCGGCCCATTAAAAAGCTGATGGAGCTGATCATGCTGAGCAAAGAAGGTCCGACGAATGGAAAGCTGCCTGAGTCGTGGCGCATCTCCTTCAATCCATTGTTTGAACTCAATGAGCGGGAAATGGCGGACGTGCGGGCGCGTGTGGCGGCCGTGGACGGCCGTTACATCCAGCTTGGCGTACTGAGTCCTAAGGAGGTGGCGGACGCCCGCTATGGCGGTTCTGAATGGAGCATGGAGCTTACTCTCGATCCGACTGTCATCCGCGAACTGCCTGTTCAAGGTGGGGGTGGTTCCACTCAAGGACGGAGTGGTTTCGCTGTGCCTCCTGGTGGCCGTGATCCCATGAACGAGGAGAATGGCACATTGCCGATGGATGGCAGTCGTGAAGTGGAGGATTCGGCTGGTTTATTCCTGCCCCGCGATTTAGAGGAAGTGCGTGGCGATGTGGAATTTACTGACAAGGAGCTGCATTCTCGTGCAGTTAGTGCAGCCAAGGCGAAGTTTAAGGTGTGGCCTTCGGCTTATGCCAGTGGCTATGTTGTGCAGCAATACAAACAAATGTTTAAGAAGAAGCATGGCTCACTGAGCGGCGCTTTTAAAGGAGATGAAGGCGAAATTCATGCCGATGATCTTGAGCAATGGTTCAAGGAAAAGTGGGTGAGGATTGGTGCCAATGGCGAAATCATGGGGCCATGTGGCGGGCGTAGTGAAAAGGAGGGCAAGCCCAAGTGTTTGCCTGAGGCCAAGGCTCAAGCAATGAGTAAGGAAGAGCGGCAAACGATTGTCGCTCGCAAGCGCAAGGCTGATCCTGATCCTGAGCGGCGCGGTCCGGCCAAACTTGTTAGCAGCAAAGTGGATGCAATTGAACCATTGAAAACCAGTGGCTTAGTGCTGGGCGATGTGGACGAAGCTTCGTTAATTTCTGAAGAGGACATTGACGCTGCATTGAATCAATGGAAACAAGAAGCGCCGGAACGGTTTAAGGACATTCTGGAGGCCGAGGATGTTCAGCCCTCTTAGTCCGCTTTCGGAATTCTCCGCTTCCATTGTCCGCCTTGATGCTGAATGGAACTACGATCCAATTAGCGGACGTTATCGCGGAGCAAATGGACGCTTCCTTTCTCAAACTGCCGTGGAGGCTTTAGTCGATGGTCGCATTTCTAATCTTGGTCGGCTCCTACGCCGCTATACAAGCATGCTTGATCGTGGCGATATCACGCTGGATCAGTGGCAAGAAAGTGTTCGGCAGGCGCTGAAACTTGCCCATGTGCAAGCTGCAATGATTGGCGGCGGTGGTCGTAATAGTATGACGCCAGTGGAATGGGGGCGCATTGGCCAAAGACTTCGTGCTGAATATCGTTATCTAGAAGTGTTTGCCCGTGATTTACTGGCCGGGGGTATATCCACTCCCATGGCTCTTGCTCGTATTGGCATGTATGCCGAGAGCGTAAGGGGCTCCTACTGGGAAGGCACATCCATGCGGCAAGAACGACAAGGATATACGCTGATGCAGCGCATCCTTGACGGTCAGGCCAAGCATTGTCAGGATTGCCTGGATTATGCGGCGCGAGGCATTGTGCCAATTGGCAGTTTGCCGCTGCCTGGGCAGCGTTGTGCGTGCCGCTCCAATTGCAAATGTAGGGTAAAGTATCTGCGTCAGCAAGCGCCTGTCGTGGCAGTTTAGTTATGGATGTGTTGATTGGAAGCACCGGCCTGATCGGCGGCATTCTCCAGGAACATCATCAATTCAATCATTCGTACAATTCCAGCAATCTGCATCGTGCCACGCTGTTAAACGGCACAATTGACAAGCTTTATTTGGCATGTTTGCCAGCGGAGAAATGGAGAGCCAATCAAGATCCGGCAAAAGATTTCTTTAATATGCAAGAAATTGCAGCCACCATTCGCCCATGGGAAGTAAGGGAAGTTATTCTCTATTCCACCATTGATATTTATAAACATTCCTTTGGCAATTTGGACTATGGGCGCGTAAGGCGCATTTTTGAGCTGCTAGTGAAGGCGATGTTTCCCAATAGCGTTGTAAAAATTATTCGTCTTCCCGCATTGTTCCATAAGCGCATCAAGAAGAACGTCTTGTTTGATCTGCTGAACAATAACAATGTTGAGCAAATTAATGGCAATTCTGCCTACCAATGGTACGATCTGAATGATTTGTGGCAAGATACTCTGGCGATTCAAGATGCCGGCATTTACGATTTATTTTCCGAGCCCATTGAAACCCAAGAAATTCTTGATCGTTTCTTCCCTGAAGCTAAAGTGAGTTATGGCTCCCGCATTGATTATCATTGCGGGAGTTATAAGTATCGCAAGGAAGAAATGATGACAAAAATGGAGGCATTTATCAATGCTTATCGGAATTAGTGCGATTGGCTGGGAGCCAGAGCAGGAGGAGCAAATTTTAAGCGCCAATGCCGGCGCTTTCAATCTATTAGAGATTGTTCCCCATCGCATCTTTCAGCAAAATCTTGATTATGCAGACTTGGCCAAAAAGTATAGGGAAGAATATGGTCTTTGGACATATTCTGCTCAGGCTTTATTCTTTGGCAGTAATGTGCAAAGCTTTGAGGACACTGAAGCCACCCAAGAGCATTTATTGCGTGTCATTAAACTTGGTTCCTTCATGGGAATTAAGCGCTTTGTGCTTGGCAGTCCCAGCTTACGGCGAGGAAGCCCAGCTTGTTTGATGAACGTGCTTCGCCGCATGGATAAGATTTTGGAAGCCAATGATGCCATTTTGTGCATCGAACCAGTGGCAAGAAGTTTTGGTGGGAAATATTTTCATACAGTGGCAGAAATTGTCAATTTAATTGATTATTACAATTTGAAAAACGTTAAGACCATGCTCGACACAAACAACGCATGGTTGGAAGGCGACAGCCCCAGAAAGATATTGGGG